AGAGACACCAGTTTGGGTGTATGTCATCAGAGGAGCGCCGCCAAGCACTTTGAGGCTTTGCAGGATCTCTTGATCAATTTCAACAGTAATTTCTTGAGCGAGAGCAGCCATTACTTCTGCTTCAACGTCAATTCCGTGCATAGCTTGAGCATCTTGAGCTGCTTCAAAGGTCCAACGAGCACTTAGCTTTCGTGTCTTTGCTTCAACTGTTTGCTTCAAGATTTGAATTGACATCTTGCGTCCAGCGATACCTTCCATTGACGCTGTTGGGAGTGGCTTTCCATCAGGATCAGTTCCACCACCGGAGTAGGAAGTAGCAATTTTCCATGGTGTCAATGCTTCTTCACCTGCTGTTACGTTATCGTATGTATCTGCATAACGTACACGCAATGTATGAATCTGTCCTACCGGGCCGGTAAGAGGTTGAACACCAATAATTTCGTTAGCAATAACGGTAGGCATAACTCTTCGAATAACGGGAAGAATTACACGGTTCAATGTGGCAATATTACCAGCTGAGGTTGTTCCAGCGGAAGCACTCTCAATAAGATGCTTTCGTGTGTTCTCAAGTGTAGTTGCCATTACGCTTTTCTTAATACCTTGCAAGCCTTCAAGAAGTGCTCCTTTGGTATCCTGCCAGCGACTTTCTAACAATTCTGACATTTAATTTCTCCTTAATTAAGTCCTGCAAGTCTGCGAATGTCGATGACATTATCCCTTGCACCTGTTTGTTGTGTTTCGTCTTTTACTTTCTTGTTGCCTGTTATTTCTTTGCCTTCTGTTAACGTTGCCTTTTTAGTTTTTGGTTTTGAGTCTTCATTCAATACAGTCGGTAGGTATTTGTCGAAGGAAGATTTTAGTCGATCAGTTTGAACACTTTCTAACAAGTCCACCATAATAGTCTTTTGTGATTTGTTTAGTGGGTCAACCAATTCGGCGATAATTTCTTTTCGACTTACACTTTCTGTAATTTTCTTCAAATCTTGATTGCGTTTGCTAATCATTTGTGTTGCTTTACTCATCTTTACTCGAGCTTCGTCAAGTTGCTTGTCTTTGAGAGCTACTATCCTCATAAGTTTTGAAGTTTCGCTCTTCTCATTCAAGTAACTATTCATATACTCAGTTGAGAAAGCTTCAAACAATCTGCGTCCAAAATCATTTTTGCGTGCCGTTTCAATATCTTCGCGAAGTTGTCCAATTTCTTTTGACAGAACTCGTTCAACCATTGTAGATACTTTAGATGCGCTTTTCTTTACGAAGTTAGCTTTCAGCTTGCCATATTGTGTTTTGGCTTCACGTACCAATCTAACTTTTGTCTCCGCCAAGTCTTTCTTATCAACTTGGAACTCTGTAATTTCTTTTGCTAGTGAGTCAACAACAAATTCTTCCAGCATACGGAACTTTTTTGCCATTTCCCTTTGATCTGAGTGTAGTTCAGTAACCTCCTGCTTCAACATCTCATTTACAAAGGATTTAAGTACAGTGCCTTGTGAGTGAAGTCCTTTGACATACTTTGCTTTAGCATCAATAAGTTGTCGCCTATCTTCTGCTAGCTCTGCCATTTCTTCTTCTAGTCGCTCATTAACCATGTTGTCAATAGCTTCTACCATCACAGTTTTATCATGCTCGTACTTTTGGGCAAATTCTTCTCGAAGCATAGCGGTTACTTCCTGTCGGTTTTCTTTAACCTTTGCGTTCCATGCCTCTTCAATTTCTTGCTTGACACTTTCAGAAACTACATCGTTTTCTAATAGTGTTTTTAGAGCTTCCAACATTCTTGTATCTCCTGTTATTGGAGTCTGCTGATTATATTAACCAGCGATTCTTTTAAGTGTTTTTGTGCCTTTTTATCTTTTGCTATTTCTAGTGCCTTGTAACCGCCTTTATTATTCATCAAATGTTCGTATATTGGTGTTGGGTATGCTCCAGGTGCGGAAGGTTGAGCTACGACATCAACTGTGATAATTTCAAAATCACTTACATTACCACTGCCGTCTTCTGATACGTTTCCTGAGCCTCTTGAGCTTACGCCTAGCTTTACACCATTTTCTAACATTGTTCGAACTAATCCTCCCATTGGGGTAGGTAGAATTTTTAGTTTGCCGTAGCCATTTGGACCATCCATCCACACCTCTGTAATCATGTGGGATACACGGTCCAAATTGACTGTAAGGCCATCCGGATGATCAACTTCACCGAGAACACTGTAACCTCCTGCAATCTGTTCGCTAAGGGTTTTAACAGCCCTACCAATTTCGTTTACAGGATACACTCGCTGATTAGCGTTACGGACTCCGCCTTGTATACAAATTCCCTTCATATACAAGTCTTTGCCCTCATTGGCACCCTCAACGACAACTCTTGCCTGATCGAAAGTTAGGTGTTCACGTAGTAAATTCATCCTTTAGTCCTATTCCTTATTTGGCTCTTTTTGGTGCGCC